GCAATTAAAGAAGCTGGTATAAGTCAAGTGGAGTGGACTGATGGTTAGTTTTAAAAAAGAAATAGAGAAAAAGCAGCAGTCTCACGCTTACTATCAAGGCGCTAAGGCTTGTATGGATGGTCTCGCTATGAACACTAGTCCTTACGATAGAGGCTCTGGAGCTGATTCCGATTGGATAGATGGATATCTAGATGCCATGTTTTTGAGGAGTATGAAATGATTGAATGGTATGTTTTTGGCTGGACATTTATTGTAATATTAGTAACAGTTATAGTTGGTTGTATTGCGTTGGAGCGTTGGTCATGATTGTGTATCCAGAAGAAATTATGAGTGCAAAAATTAAGACTCTAGAAGAAGCTCTAGAGAAGATTCAGAAGTTTGGATATGGCGAAGGACATGGACGAGGCTATAGCTGTGCTCGTATGGCAGAGGAGGCACTTAATGAATCTAGAAACCGAAGGATATGAAGGCGAACTCTTTGAACTTCGCAAACTAAAGAAGATAGTACAACATCAACTAGCTGATAAGCTAGGTAATGTCTTCTTTATATGTGGAGAAGGCGGAGACAAAGATCGAAACAATCTACCGGCGCAGATTCACATCTGCCCTGCATATGGCGTAGATTGGTTTCAAGTGTATGAACGAACAGATAAAACATGGGGACCGGAATGGTAAAGATTATTTTAGGATTTGTAGCTGTATTTTTCTTCTTCTATATTGGCATTGATGTTTTCAGGCAGCTAACAGGAAAAGAAAAATGGGTGTTGACAAAGACACTTCTTTATAGTATTATGTGTGCATCAGCAGCGGTTATGTCAATTGCTCTGATTATTTTTCTCTTTTAAGGATTAAAAAATGAATCGTATTGCTAAGTTTGGTGTACTCGTCGCCCTTATGGCTACTGCATCAGCTTGTACTCGTATCGAAACGGGTGAAGTAGGTGTTCGTCGTTCATTCGACAAGACCATTGAAACTAATGAACTTCTTCCAGGCACTATCAACCAGACTATGTGGGGTGATGTTCTAACCTTCCCCACTAAGGACGTTCAAGTCGATATTGCTGACATGACTCCTCTAGCTTCTGATAACTCAACAGTAGCTGATTTTGATATGGCAGTAATCTACTCAATTAATCCAGGTTCTGTTGCAGAACTCTATATTGAGAAGAACCGTGGTTTCCATGCGGATACCGAAGAAGGCGACACTCTACTTATGTATAACTACATTCGTCAGCTAGGTCGCAATGCTGCTTACAAGGTTGCTCGTCGTTACGAGTCACTAAAGATGGCAGATAATCGTGCTGAAATGGAACAGCTTATCCGTCAGGAAATCGTTGCAAGCCTAGTTGCTGAAAAGCTAGACGGGCAGATCGACGTTTCGCAGGTTCTAGTACGTCAGGTAAAGCCTGCTGCTAATATCGTTCAGTCAGCCAACCTGCTAGTTCAGGCACAGAACGAGAACAAGCGTAAGGAAGTAGAAGTTGGTACTGCTAAGCTAGAAGCTCAGCGTATTGCTGCTCTTAACGCTAATGCTGGAGCTACCCGTTATATGGAAGCTACCGCGATCGTTACCATTGCAGAAGCCGTTCGTGATGGCAAGGTAAATACCATTGTTATCCCTTACGACTTTAAGGGTATCGTAAACGTCAAGTAAGGAATTGAAATGCCGAAGTATCTAGTAGAAACTATCTCAATGTTTCGTATGCGCTATGTAATTGAAGCAAATGAGGAAACTCACGCTTGTGATGAAGTTGTCCTTAATAACGATGGAAATCTTCGTGAGTTCTCGCAACTTCATTTAGACGAGATTATCACGTCTTCGCGTGAAATTGATGATGTAGAATACCTAAGGCTATTCAATCTGGACAACGACTACTTGAAGGGTTGGGAGGATTCTCGAAAATTCAACGCAGTCAATGTTCTAGATTATAAAATTTAATACTTGACTTGTCTCCCTTGAGGCGCTATAATGGCTGCTTCAAGGGAGATTTTTTATGCGTATTAAACAGATGAGTGACCTTCACCTTGAGTTCGATGCTGACTTTTTCCCTAAGAACGAGGAAAAAGCAGATATTCTAATGCTCAATGGTGATATTTGTATGGGGGCTCTTTTTAACAAGGGTCCAGAAAGTCCTTACCATATAAAGGCACAGGACTTTCTTAAGTTTTTCCAGTTCTGCTCTAATGAGTATGAAGACGTGCTTTACATTCCTGGAAATCACGAATACTACCGTGGGTATATTGATACTACTGATGATATTATTCGTGAAACTCTTTCAGTGTTTCCAAACATCCATTTCATGAATAACCAGTCATGGGAAAAGAATGGCGTCACCTTTATAGGTGCTACTCTTTGGACTGATATGAATCATAACAATCCAATTACTGAACAGTACCTAATGAGTGGTATGAATGACTTCCGAATTGTTAAGTGGAAGCATGATAGCTATGGTGGAAGGTTCCGCCCTTCGGACGCAGCAGCATTTCATCGTAGAACGCTGAAATACTTTGATGAAGCTAGCGCAGGCTTAGATAACGTCGTTATCATGAGCCATCATGCTCCATCATTTATGAGTGTTCATCATAAGTATCACAATGATACTCAAATGAACTATGGTTACTACTCTAGTCTAGATGGGTTCATTATAGATCGACCACAAATCAAGCTATGGACACATGGACATATGCACGACTGCTTCGACTATAAGATTAACGATACTAGAGTTGTTTGCAATCCTCGTGGATATCGTAATGAGAACAAGTTCTTTAAGATGAATCAAATTTTAGAAGTCTAACAAAAAGCCCGCCTCCAGCAATGGAAGCGGGCTTTATTTTTAGGTATGCGCCGTACACAACTTTTTTGAGTTCAAAAGTTACGTGCGTGCATAAAAAAACCCGCCAAGCTTTCGCCTGACGGGTCTCTTTTTACTTGATAATCTTTCTGTAAAAGATATGGCCGCCATAGGTAAAAGATACCACTAGGCGTTTTATCCAGTATGGTCTGACACTACGATTATGAAAATAAGTAGCGCCTCTTGTTAGGTCCTTGCCAGGATTTATAGAAATCTTTTTGGCAATTTGCCACAACTTGTCTTTTGGCCTTGAAGGGCCAGTAGCAAACTGGGCTTTTCTTCTAACAATAATGCACGGGCTTACGCCCTCTTCTTCGGCTCTGTTTAGAATAACGTGGGCTACTGCCCTCATTCCTTCTGTGCCTTCGCCTCTGGCTTCATAATATACTGTATCAGCTACACAATCCATTCGTAAGTTTCACGGTTTATCCGCGCTCCCTACGTCTCTCCCTGGCTATTGCCGCTCTCTTCAACCTACGCTTTTTATCGCTAGGCTTTTCATAGAAACGACGTTCTTGTAACTCTCTGAAGACGCCTTCGTCGATGAGCTTTCTCTTTAGAATCTGCATCGCACGGTCAACATTATTATTTCTTACTTCGACTTTCATAGACCTGTTGATCCAAAACCCTGATCTGCACGTACATTTGTTAGCTGAAGATCCCTATCAATAGCCACGGGAGCCAATACTAACTGAGCGATTCTATCGCCCTTCTCAATACTAAAAGTACTATCTCCTGTATTATAAAGAATAACTTTAAGTTCTCCTTCATAATCAGTATCAATAGTGCCAGGGGAATTGAGAACGGTAATACCATACTTTGCTGCCAAGCCAGACCGAGGACGAATTTGACCCTCGATGCCTTGTGGTAAGTGAATACGTAGGCCAGTGCCTACGATACCGCGCTTACCTGCTTCAATGCTGGTTGCTTCAATACTGTGTAAATCTAGACCGACTGATCCGATTGTTTGGTAATGAGGAATAATAGCATCCTCATGTAGTTTTTCAAATGTCATTCAATAACATTCCTTGTAGGCAAGTCATTATAGTTGCTCCATTGAGCCGAAATTGGGGTGACTGCACATCTAATCCCTGTTCCATTGCCCAAGGGATTAATTGATTAAGAACAAATTCAATAACTGGATCACCCTTACTTTCTGTTCGATTTGCGGGAAACTCAATTATATTATCCATTCTTGCATACCCTAATAAATCGTGCATTGGTCTTGGACTTGTCGGGATTTGGAATAGTTTCACAAACCCGCTTACCAGCCGCACGAGCTTTGGCTTTAAATAGTGCGCGATCAAGTAATGACCATAGATTGAACGAATTCGCATTAGATACGTTTGGACGTTCGCCCTTGGAACTATACTTCTTACGCTTTACTTTCTTACCCAAGTTAAATTCCTTTAGATTAAAACGAAAAATACAGCGAAAGAAAGAGGCCTCTCTTAAATTTCACGGATTTGAGCACTCTACAATTTAATTTAGTGTTCGCGAAACATTAGGCATTCCTTGCGCTGTATTAATGTAATATAGTGTAGTCCGGGCCAAAAGTCAAGATCTTTTTTGACCACAGCCTAGAAATACGTTATTTGGGTTGCTTAATTTATTTCTTGACTTTTGAGGTGTCTTTATGTATATTAGACAGTATAAATTAACTACGTCCCACCTATTAAAAGGAGAAGAATATGAAAGAGACACACGAACAGAAAATGGCACGAAAGGCTAAGCGTAGAGAAATGTGGTATAAGTCCACTCCTCGGCCACTAATACTAGCCAATATTTCTGTCAATCATCAGGATTACGGAATGACCCCAGCTGAGCATCTTCGTGCTAAGGCAGATAGACAGGCATGCTAGTATGTGCTCCACCTAGATGTGGGGCAACAAAGTATTGTTTAGATCTAGAACAGAGTACTGGACTAACTTTTGTCGGAGAACTAACTCCGATGTATATAGGTGATTATGGTGCAGAAAATAGAAAAGCTGCTCATCACGAAACGTTATTCCAGCCTGACATGACGAAGTCTCAATTCGTATCCTATCTTACAGATAGAGATAAGTATATTGTTTTATGTAATCAAGCCCCTCATTTACTAGTACACTCTAGTGATGTAGTTGTATTACGGAAAAGTCTAGAAGATAACTTATTTAGTGTAGCCAATTTCTTCATAAAAGCTATGCCTTATTTGACTGCCGAGGGTATAATACAGTATTTGCATTTAGCATATCAAAGTATCTATGGATTGCTTACTTATCTAGAAGTAAATGATAAACCAATAATATGGTACGAAGATTACTTTAATATATCTGGCACAAGAACTAATTTCTTAGATGAACATAAACACAGTCGCATAATAAAAAGAACTATACACTCATTACTAAAGTCTAATGATGCTGTAGAGATAGTGGAGACTATATATGCTGCCAAAACTAGATCTTAAATCGGCGTATAAAATAAGTAAAAAGCTTTATAAAAATCCAGAGAATCCTAAGTTTAGTGTATATCTTATATATGTCACTAATCGTTACTCTTTGAAGAGTATGCTTAATAAGCTAATATCTAGTAAAAAGGGTGGAGAGATAGTATATAATTCGGAAGAAGTATCTACCTATTTCATAAACCTATCTTCTAGACCCGATGGTTCTGTAGGAAAGGAAACTTACCTTCAGTATCCAAATATAGAAGATTATTTACCAGTATTAAATCGAAAAGGCAAAAAAGAATGGATAGAAGCTAAGCATCCTTATAGCTGGCTTGCTAGAAGATATTCTGATGTTCATGACGTATGGCATACTCTTACTGGATACGATACCTCTTATATTGGCGAAATGTGCTTAGCCATGTTCTCTTATACTCAGACAAAAGCTCCTGGGTGGTTATTAATATCAATAATAGCTCTTTTACATAAGGGAATAAAGTATAGCTATATAAAACTTCTTATAGAAGCGTATAGTATGGGCAAGAACGCGTCATTTCTACTAGCAGAGGACTACGATCTACTGCTCAGTGAAAACTTAATCGAAGCTAGAAATAGACTAAATATTATGACGCCTAGACACTACCAAGCAAATTTCATAGCAATAAAGAAATAATTCTTGACTTTCAGAGTAACTTTTGTTATATCTGATGACTATAGTCGCTGACAGCCGACAATAAAAGCGGAAAGACGCGGGGGCAGCACCCGCCGCCTCCACCATAGATACATTGGGACGTGGGCCTAGAAGCAGCCATCGTCTAAGGAGTGGATTACTGCCGTTGGACAATGTTCGAGTTCCCATCGGGTAACGGTCAATCCTTTAGCGTAGTAGCACACCAGTGTATCTATGATGGGGGCGAACTAGGATCGATTTTCGAGTAATAGGAACGCCGAGACTATTGACTGGCAAAGTGCCACAAAACATAACTGCAAACGATAACGACGTTGCATTTGCTCTTGCTGCGTAAGCACTAAGACATTGGGTATGGTTCCACCTAGAAACAGAACGGGCCATTTCAATAAGGAGATAAGATGAGTATCGAACCCTGGACTATACCTTTCGACGGGACCACTTATGTATGTTGGAAGGATAAAAAGAGTATTCCCCAACATAGAAAATTGACTCGTGAGGAAGAAACAGCCTACTTCACTTCGCCAGATAAGGATAAGTATCTGCATGAATTATTACGTGTCTGATGAAGTCCCAACTTCTTGGGATCATATCATTTCAGCCTTCGTAACTATGGTCGAATATGACGTAGAGTTTAACAAAGGCGTACCAATTGATAATACAGAGTTCAGAGTAAAGCGAGGACTACTAGGAATTACATACAATGGCGGTGATAAAATCACAGATGCTTTTGCTATGTTTGCTAGAGAAATGTCAGCAGGAATATGCACGGAATGCGCTTTACCATCTACTAGGGTTATCTTTGGGTCTCCTAAATGTGATAATTGCTATTAAGGGTTGGGACTTAACAGTCCTGACCCTAATTGCTTTTGTCCAAGAGGTGAAAACCTAGAGTAAGTAAATGCTATTCTTTGCATTAAGAATGTTAGGATTTGGTAAGAAAATATTAGATCTATGTATTAAGCACTGGAAGATAGTTCTTCCAGTAGTAATTATTATAGTAGAGTTTTTTGTAGTATCTAATGTCTATTACAATAAAGGTGTTTCCAATGAAAAAGCTAAATGGGAACAACGAATTAAGATCGAAGCTGAAAAGAATAAAAAGCTAACAGATCAGATAGCACAAGGCACACTAGATTATGGTAAACTAGCTGCTGAAAAAGATAAAGTCAGAGTAGAAAAAGAAACTATCTACGAGAATAAAATTAACACTATTATACAGGAAAAACCGGTATATAAAGAGTGTAAAGCTGATATGGATGTTTTAGGTCAGCTAAATGCTATAAGGAGTGCGGGACAATGAAAAAGCTAATCATAGTAACTGCTCTACTAGTTTCCGCTTGTGCCAGTAAGCCAGATACAGGACTAGCTCCAGCAGTGCAAATCCCTCCTATTCCGGAGAATCTAGCACAGAAAGCGGAGCCTTTACCTCCTGTAACCGATCCCACTATGGGAGGATTAGTACAAGCTAATGTACAGTCTAGTAAGCAGTATAATTCAGTATCTTTCCAATTAAATAAGTTAATTGACTTATATAATTGTGTAAGAGATTCCGTCAATAATAAAAAGGAATTCAAATGTCAATAGAAAACACACTAAAAGAAAGAGGCGCTAGATATGGTTCATTCGAAGAACACGCTACTATCGCACAGGCTATTCAGGATGCTTTCCGGATTTACCCAGAGAAGTGGGAACGTCTGCCTCCTGTTATCAAGCAAGGGTTCACTACTCTAGCGGATAAGATGGCTCGTACTCTTAACGGAGACGAGTATTATGATGATAACTACCACGATATTGGTGGATATGCTAAGCTAATGGAAGATTGGGTAAAGAGAACGCAGAGTGGCGGTACTCAACTAGATCTTTCACACATTGCTGTAGAGCATAGCATTATTGGTGGAACTGTTTAAATAAGTCTTGACTTCGCTTGTTAGTTTTGCTATATTAAATATAGAAAGGATTAGTATGAATTTATTCTATCTAGATCATGACCTAGATAAATGTGCCGAGTATCATATCGACAAACACGTAGGTAAGATGCAACTAGAGGCAGCACAGCTTATGACTACCACACTATGGGTAGATAAGTATCTAGGCTTTATCCCACGTAAACTAACAAGTGAAGAATTAGGAGTTATTAATGAACATAAGCGTAATGAACCGGCTATTGACCAACGTCTATTCACTAGATATCTGCCAACTCACATTAATCATCCAAGCGCTATTTGGGCACGTAGTAGCCTAGAGCATCACTACTGGATTATCAACTACATCAATGCCTTGAACGAGGAGACGATGTGGCGTGGTAATAAATCTCATGCGTCCTGCGCAGAGGCCAATCGTATGCCAGAACCTACTAGACTTCCGAATGTCGGGTGGTCTACACCAACTCTTGCAATGCCTGACCAACTAAAGTCAGATGATGCAGTTGCATCCTATCGTAAGTTCTATATGTTGGATAAAGGCCCTTTTGCTACGTGGAAGCGTAGAGGTAAGCCAGACTGGTGGGATGACGAAGCCGTAGCCGCACAGAAGGGAAGAATTAGTGGACGTTAGTCTTACTATAATGTATTTTATATTATTGGTCGCTTTATTAGCACAAGTTCCGCTCGGAGTATGGCTAGTAGTACTAGTAATTTTAGGAATTAAATATGCAAAGTAAAATTATTAACGCGCTAAGTGAACATTTCTTAGCGCACATTAACAAGCACAAAATGAACGTAGAAATCATGCTAGATAACCCTATGGCTATTCATGACCATACAGACTTTATGTCTGCTATTGAGGAAGAACTTGCTCATATCGCAGAATATCAAGACAAGCTAGAGGCATTGGAATCACTATAATGAGTGAAGTAAACCTAATTGGTGTTACTAAGCCTAGCGCATATACTGATTGCACTACGGCTGAAGAACTAGTAGCATGGGCTGCACGAGTCTCTAATCCCTCAAATCAAAATAATACAGCGACAGCTAATAAGTTAGTTAGTTATCTTATTCGTAATCAACACTGGTCACCTTTGGAGATGATCCATGTCTCAATGGAAATCAAAACCACACGAGATATCGCTCGCCAAATTTTGCGACATCGTTCTTTCTCATTCCAAGAGTACTCTCAGCGTTACGCCGATCCAACGAAAGATCTTGGATTTGTTAAGCGAGAAGCCAGACTTCAAGATGCCAAGAACAGACAGAACTCAATCGAAGTTGGCGATAATAAACTACTTGAAGAAAATTGGAATATTAGACAAGCACGAGTACTGAACGAAGTTGAGTATGCCTACAAGTGGGCTATTGATAATGGTATTGCCAAAGAACAAGCTCGCGCAGTTCTACCTGAAGGCTGCACAGAATCAGTAATGATTATGTCAGGCTCACTACGTAGTTGGATTCACTACTGTCAACTACGTATGGATAAAGCAACACAAAAAGAACACCGCATTGTTGCTGAACAATGTTGGACAATCATTAAGCAACACTTTCCCAATGTTGCAGAGGCTGCACAAAGCCCTGGAGAATAATATGGAACTTGAATACGATTCAGATCTAGATGAATACAGAATTATTATACCCGAAAGCATGGTTCGTAACCTTGATTGGGAAGAGGGAGACATGCTAGACTACGATCTGGACGATGAGATCCTAAGGATTTTCAAAATTTAACTTGACTTTGCTAGCTTTGGCTAGTATAATCGGATTTTATTACAAAGGAGAGAGCAATGGCTACTGGTCGTGGCAAGGTTAAAGCTAAGGAACATGAGAATCTAACCGAAGCTAATATCAAGAAGGTTATTGAGCTTCTTGAAGCTGAAAAGCCTATCTCTAAAAAGGACGCGTGCGAAATACTTAATATTTCGTATAATACTACGCGACTAGCAAAGATCATTGAAACCTATAAGGAAGAAGTATCTGAGCTACAGCGTCGTCGCGCTGCCAATCGGGGTAAGCCAGCTAACTCCTTTGAAATCCAAGCAGTAATTGAAGGGTATCTTGATGGAGATTCCATTATAGATATTTCAAAGCGTCTCTTTCGTTCTACTTCTTTTGTTAAAGAAGTAATCGAGAGGGTAGGCGTTCCACAAAAAGTCGTGGGAGCAGACTACCACAATCCTGGAATTATTCCAGAACCTTGTGCGCGAGAAGAATTCGAGCCAGGCCAGATTGTATGGCATGCTCGTAGGCATTGTATGGCCATCGTGCTAGAACACAAACGTAACGTAACTGATAAGGAGTATAACTACTATCAGGTTTATGTTATTGAGCCAATCGAAGAGCCTTCACCATATTTCCCAAATATTCAGGAATATGGCGGGTATTACGATGGTGCTTACGCGTATGATCTAGGAAATCTGGATCATTTAAAAGAATATGGAGTTGACGTATATCGTCCATACCGGCCCCACTTTAAAAAGTGGCTCGAAGGAAAATAAGAAATGCTAGTACATCACCTACTGGTTATTAATGCCAGAGTAAAAGATCCACCCAAGAATCCAGAGTATATCGTACAATGGAAAAAGAAGTTAGTAGAAGACATTGGGATGAAAATTCTCGATGGGCCTTACGCTAGATACCATGATATGCCTGGTAATAGAGGTCTCACCGCCGTAACTATTATTGAGACTAGTCATATAGCTCTACACGTTTGGGACGAGGATGAGCCTGGTCTATTGAGACTCGATGTATATTCGTGTGCTGAGTTCAATATTGATACGATTTTAGCGGCTATCGAAGAGTTTAAACCTACTCTAGTAGACTACAAATTTCTAGACCGTACAGGCGATTTTATCCTAGCCTCGTAGAAAAATAACTTGACTTTTATGCCGTTTTGGAGTATAAAATAAACATGAGAAACATATTCCCAGCTCTTGGTGTAGGGGGTGTCCTACTTTTTGTAGTAGGAATCCTCGTATTAGGACCATGGCTAAGTATTTTAGCTGTAAACCAACTGTTCGGTACTTCCATTCAACTCACGTTTTGGAATTGGCTAGCAGTACTCTGGTTACATATGGTTGTAGCTAGTACAACATCCAGTAGCTAATCGCTGCGGTTAGCAGCAAGCACGTACTCTTCGGTACGTTATAGTATACTAGATGACTCATACTATACAGATAAAACGAGGTACGCGAGCTCAGATTGAAGCGGCTGCTGCAAGCGATCAGCTAAGAGACGGCGAACCTTACTTAATAACTGACGAACATAGATTAGGCGTTGGGACCAGTTCCAACGCCTATTCGTCGTTTGCAAAACTAGAAGAATTGGAGGACGAAAAAGTAGCCGTTACTCCTAATGGAACTCCTGGATATATATGGGGTGAAAGCGGTAATGACGGGATAATTCGTACCGATCAAAGCCTAAATATACAAAAAGATATAAATAACAGCTTCATCCAACTAGCTGTAGGGAATGTTGACTTCGGCACATTCTGAGAATAATACATGACACTTTTAAAAATTAAAAGAGGTACTGCAAGCCAGTTAGCATCTGCCATAACAGCGCAGACCTTAAACCAAGCTGAGCCATACTTAATCACAGATGAAGGTCGTATTGCTATTGGTACATCCAACAATACCTTCGTCAAAATGGCTAGACTAGATGAAGTACAAGCACTAGATGCTGATCTTACCGCTATTTCTAGCCTTACAGGTACTGGATTCCTAAAAAGAACAGGCGCAGATACCTGGACACTAGATACTAATACATACCTAACAGGTAATGAAACCATTACTCTAACAGGTGACGCGACAGGTACTGGCGCGACCTCAATTGCTATTACACTAGCAAACACTGGTATTACTGCGGGTACTTATACAAAAGTAACTATCGACTCTAAGGGTCGTGCTACCGCAGGAACAACACTATCAGCTAGTGACATTCCTACTTTAGCGGCTTCAAAGATCAGCGATTTCGATACGCAGGTACGTACAAATCGCCTCGATCAGATGACTGCGCCAAACGCATCTGTAAGTTTTAACTCACAGAATATTACAGGTCTTGCCGACCCTGTAAATGCTCAGGATGCTGCAACAAAGAATTATGTAGACTCCGCTGTTCAAGGTATCTCACCTAAGGATAGCGTAAGAGTAGCTACAACTGCAAATATTACACTATCAGGCACTCAGACAATTGACGGCATTGCTGTTATCGCTGGAGATAGAGTACTAGTAAAGAATCAAGATACTGCTCACCAGAATGGTATATATGTAGTTTCTGCTAGTGCTTGGGATAGAGCCGCTGATGCTAATACTTGGAATGAACTTATCAGTGCATTCGCCTTCGTAGAGCAAGGTACTCTTAATGGAGATAATGGTTATTTAATCACAGTTAACGTAGGTGGAACACTAGGTGTTTCTGATGTTACTGTATCTCAGTTCAGTGGTGCTGGTCAAGTTATTGCTGGCGCTGGTCTTACTAAGTCTGGTAATCAGCTAGATGTAGTAGGTACTACAAATAGAATCGTAGTATATGGCGACAGCGTAGATATTGACTCTGCCTATGTAGGTCAGACTAGTATTGTTACCTTAGGTACAGTTGCTACTGGTACATGGAATGCTACAACTATTGCTACTACTAAAGGTGGTACAGGTCTAACATCTTATGTAGCCGGCGACATTATCTATGCTTCAGGTACTAATACACTAGCTGCTTTAGCTGTGCAAGCAGAGGGTCAAATACTCCAACTAGTAGGCGGTGTGCCTGCATGGGGTGATATTGACGGCGGAACATTTTAATATATAAAGCCCCGCTTATATAAGCGTGAATGGGGAGCCATATGGCTAATTTACTGAAATTAAGAAGATCTGCGGAACCGACAAAGGTTCCGCAGACTAGCCAACTAGAACTTGGCGAACTTGCTATCAATACTTATGACGGCAAGTTATACCTTAAGAAAGATGACGGTACTGAAAGTATTGTTGAGATAGGTATGCAACAACCAGGAGGTATAGACTTTACTGTAAAAACGGGAAGTTATACTGCTTCTGACAAAGACGGAATCATTGCAGATACTTCTGGAGGTAGTTTTACTATAACGCTACCACCTACTCCTACTGAGGGTACTCAAGTTGTAATTATTGATGGCAATGACTTTAGCGACAATCCTCTAACAGTTAGCAGAAATAGTTCAACTGTAGAAGGAGTATCAGAAGATGAAGTACTCCATGTAAAGGGCATAGCTGTTACATACGTATACACCGGCTCTACTTGGAGAAGCTACTATCAGACTGAAGACGAACACTTTGACTTTATTCAATTCGATACTACAGCAGCTGAAGTTCCTGAGACTGGAAAGTTATACTGGAACGCAGACCGACAAGGATTATCCCTAGGATTAGATGATAGTGGTTTAGCTATTGAACTAGGACAGACTAACGCTATTCTAGTTAGGGACGCTGATAATGCTGGACTAACTAAGGGTGAAGTAGTATACACAGTAGGCTCGACAGGAGCCAACCAAACTGTACGTCCTGCTCAAGCTAATTTAGAGAGTAAGTCCTCCAAAACTTTCGGTGTGATAGCAAAGACTGTAACTGGTGGTGCTAGTTCATTCTGTATCACTACTGGGTACTTAACAGGGTTGAACACATCAGCATATCCAGTAGGATCTGCGCTGTGGCTATCTCCAACTACTCCTGGAGCCTACACTACTACTATACCTCAGGCACCTGATCACGCTGTGTATGTAGGTGTATGTATTCGTAGTCATGCTACTGTAGGTGTTATTTACGTAAAAATTCAGAATGGGTATGAAACTAATGAGTTACATGATGTAAAGATTAGTGGAACAAATACTGCTGGATCTATACTTATTCGCAACGAAACTCTAAACGTATACGAAAATGCTGAAATAACCGCAGGAGACAATATAGGTATTACTCTTGGCGATGCCTCTATAGAGATAGGTGTAACAGGACTCGCTGCAGTAGCTACTTCCAATGACTACAATGATTTAGATAACTTACCTACTAGCCTAGGCGGAAAAGTATGGACGAGCACTAGTGTTAACTATACCGCGACTGGTAATAACGAAGGAGTATTCGTAGATACTAGATCTAATCCTGTATCTGTAGCATTACCTGCTAATCCTAGCGTCGGTGATGAAGTAGTTATTATGGATGCTTATGCTTATTTCGATACTAATCACGTAACAGTAGGTAGAAATGGTAGTACTATTCTTAATGAGGCAGATGATATTCTGTTAGACCAGATACGTACACATGCTAGCTTTATTTACACTGGTACAACTTGGTTAGTATTCGAACAAAGAATCATGGATCTTATGGACTATGGATTTATCACTGGACCAGTTACTTCTTCTGCGGACTATGGTCTGATTACAGATAGCGTCGCCTGACGATTGGAATTTATAAATGTCAAAACAAATTCAACTTAGACGCGGAACAACCGCGGAACATACTACTTTTGCTGGAGCCGTAGGCGAAGTAACAGTAGATACTACAAAGGATACTTTAGTAGTACACGACGGATCTTTAAATGGAGGATATCCATTAGCTAGAGCTTCTGATATCACCAGCTTTATTAGCTTAGATGATCTTTCAGCAACAACAGGTATTACTTATAACTCTGGAGTGATTGGAGCAGATACAGATGTACTAGCTACAAAGAGCTTTGTTACTACTACTGTGACAAATGCAGTTGCTGGAAAAGATAATACTGACGAAATCACAGAAGGTGTAAATAATCTTTACTTTACAACAGCTAGAGCAAGAGATGCGATTAGCGTCACAGACTCTGGTGGTGATGGATCTCTATCATACTCAAATGGCGTTATTACTTATGTAGGTCCGAGTGCTTCCGATGTTAGAGCACACTTTACAGCAAGTACTGGTATTTCTATTACAGACGGTGCTGTTAGTATAGATTCAACCGTAGCTACAAAAACTTATGTAACAGATAATATAGCTACTGCTCTTGCTACAAAAGATAACACCGATGAAATTACAGAAGGTTCAACTAATCTTTACTATACAGATTCGAGAGCCAGAAATGCTATATCACTAACAGATGCTAGTGGTGACGGTAGTCTAACTTATAATACACTTACAGGGGCTCTTGTATACACAGGCCCTAGTGCGAGTGAAGTTAGATCACACTTTACTGCTGGAGCTGGCGTTACAATCACGGATGGACAAGTAGCTGCTGATACTGCTGTAATGGCAACACGTTCTTATGTAGATACAGCAGTATCTGGGAAAGATAATACTGACGAAATTACAGAAGGTACAACTAATCTTTACTATACTAATACTAGAGCAAGAGGCGCAGTTAGTGTAACTGACAATGGCGGAGATGGTAGCTTAGCTTATGATAGCGGAACTGGTGTATTTTCATATACAGGTCCAAGTGCTTCGGAAGTTAGGGCACACTTTACTGCAGGAAGCGGTATTACTATTGCAACAGGACAGGTATCGGTAGATACTTCTACAATAGCCACTAAGAGTTATGTAGACACTGCTGTAGCGGGTAAAGATAATACCGACGAGATTACAGAAGGTACAACAAATCTTTATTTCACTGATGCTCGTGCTAGATCGGCTTTAACTTTTACAGCTGGAAGTGGCGATTATAACTCCACTACCGGTGCTATAACTATACCGACCAATACTTCTCAGTTAGCTAATGGAGCTGGATTTATTATAGCTTCTGATAACATAACAGGATCAGCGGCTAAGTGGACCACTCCTAGAACAATCACATTAGGTGGAGATCTTACTGGATCTGTATCTATTGATGGTTCAGCTAATGCTACATTAACGGCTACTGTAGCTGCTAATTCAGTAGCGCTTGGGACAGATACAACTGGAAACTATGTAGCAACTATTGCTAATGGCTCTTATATTACTGGCGGATCAGGAGTAGGATCAGAAGGTGCGGCACTAACTCTTGGTGTCAATGCTACCAAAAATAATACAGGTAATACTGTAGTAGCTAGAGATGGCGATGGCGATTTTAGTGCTGGAATTATCACTGCTGCATTAAGTGGTAATGCTACTACAGCAACTACTTTACAGACTGCTAGAACTATTTCTCTAACAGGAGATGTTACTGGCTCAGTATCTTTTAATGGAAGTGCAAACGCAGCGATTACAACAACTATTGCGGCTAACTCAGTAGCTTTAGGTACTGACACAACAGGCAACTACGTTGCCGGTCTAACTGCTGGAACAGGAGTTACAGTATCTGGCACTGCTGGCGAGGGCTGGTCTCCTACTGTAGCGATTGGACAACCTGTGGGTACTACAGATGATGTTACTTTCAATAGTATCACAGTAAACGGAAACTTAACTGTTAGTGGTACAACTACTACAGTAAGTACAACTGATTTATCTATTACCGATCCTCTAATTTATATTGGTACTGGAAATACTGGTAATGCTGCAGATCTAGGTATTGTCGGACACTTTAACGATGGGCTATACCAACACTCCGGCATAGTAAGAAAGGCGTCAGCTGATAAATGGTATTTATTCAGCGGTATGACTACTGAACCAAGTACTACTATTACTACTACTGATGCAACATTTGCCATAGATACTCTTGTAGCGAATATTGAGGGCAGCCTAACAGGTAATGCTAGTACAGCTTCTGCATGGCAGACAGCCAGAACAATCTCACTAGGAGGCGACCTTTCGGGTTCTGTATCTTTAAATGGATCGGCTGATGTAACTCTAACAGCTACAATTGCTGCTAATTCAGTAGCGCTTGGCACAGATACTACAGGCAACTATGTTGAAGGTATAACTGCTGGCACAGGTGTCACAGTATCGGGATCAGGCAGCGAAGGCGCGTCACCTACTGTGTCTATTGGACAAGCAGTAGCAACTAGCGATTCTCCGACATTTGTTAAGATCTTTACGACTAATAATGGTCTTCAAGAAAATATTAAAATAGGTGATGATGCCTGGATTGGTGATACTAATGTAGCTAATACAGTATGCATTAAAGGCGTTCAGAATACAGAGGCTGGTTATATAGTATTTGGTACTGCAGACCAAACTCAGCTAGGTCGCACAGGTACTGGAGCTCTTACTTACGGCGGTAACACCATATGGCACGCAGGTAATGATGGCGCTTCATCAGGACTTGATGCCGATCTTCTTGATGGACAGCATGGCTCTTATTATGCAACTGCTTCTGGGCTATCCTCACTAACAACAACAGTGGATGGTAAGGCAGCTAAGTCAGCACTATATAGTGCTACAACAGGAGGTTCTGTCGCTCTCAATGTAGCTTCATATGATACATTCGCTATTACCATGAATGCTAACACCACCTTCTCTATCACTGGTACTCCTGTAAACCCAGGCACATTTACACTAGTAACTAAGCAAGATGCTACTGGTGGACGTACTATTACATGGCCTGCTTCATTTAAGTTCAACGGTGGTATCGCTCCACCACAAACCACAGCTGCAAATGCTGTTGACGTTTGGTCACTTTTCACATATGATAGCGGAAGTACATATATTGTATCTCTAGCGGTTAAGGATGCTAAATAATGAGTAAAGGAGGAAAGCCTACTTTCGGCTTAGAAAGAAC